CTTTAGTTCTTCAAATCCAAGCTCTTCATATCTTTTCAGGACTTCTTGATGCCTTGCATTCTCTTTCTCTATCCTTACATTCTGACTTTTCAGAATTTCTTCCTTTTGAGTGAACGGGTTCTCTGCTTCTATTGTCTCATCCATATTCTGTAGTGCTTCTTGAATAGATTTTATATTCTCCTTGATTTCTAACAAGGCAGACTCTGCATCCTTCTTTTCCATACCTATCCAATCTTCTTTGGTTTCATATTCTCTTGTTGCAGTAATTACTTGAGGATATTTCAATTTCATTGCATAGCATGTTTCTTGTATTTTATAGTGTTCTAGTTTTCTATTCAGTTGTTTTCTTAGTTTCTCTTTGTATTCTTCTTTTTGTTTTGGCAAGTCTTGCATTTCCTTCATGTTGTTATCATAGATCTCTTTGTTTCTATCTATGCATTCTTCAGAGTATATTCTCTCTCCCTCATTACGAATAGATTCAAACAAATTCCTAATTGCCTTGTTCATGTCTGTGTTAAGTCCTTTCAGTTTTCTCCACACTGAATCTTCTATCTTACAAGTCCTGTATCTCATCTGCATTCCTCCTTACCTCTTGTGGATTATTCCATACTTTCTCGCTTTCCATAGTTACCACTGCGGGCTTGAATAACAAAGGTTCTTCCCTTCCATCAATTATGTTTACTGCCGAGATATGCCCATATTTCAAACTAGCATCACAGTATATCTTGAATCCCACTTTCTTTGCTTTTCTACAAAAGTATAAGTCTTCTCCAATTAAAACTGGTTTGTCTTGTCCTTTAAGTTCCATATAATGAGTTTCATACACTGGTCTTTTCATCTTCTCAAATACTCTTCTATGGATACATATTCCTGCAGAGCCTATACCATCAACTTCAAATAACCCATCTGGGAAATGTTTAATCCATTTAAACATAGCTGGGTGATGTGGATTTGCTCTATATACA